TAGGAATTGATAATGAGGTCCCCGCCTGATGTGGCGAGCGTATTGGTGAGCGTGCCCGTATTCCAATCGGTTTGCGTGTCGTACTTCTGCCTCGTTCCCGTCTGTGTCGCGCCGTATGCCGGATTAACTGTCCAGGTGATGTTACTCACCTGCGGTGTTGCCGTGGGATCTTTCCCACTGATAGCCATCACGATCTTGGTGGTGACATTGCGCGATGTGAGAAGCGCTCCAAGGGGGATATTCGTGATGGCAGCCTGGTTGGTAGCCGCCTGGAAGGTCGCGCCACCATCGACACTCGTGAAGACGTTCAGGCTTGTCCCCGTTGGGGTCGTCGCAATCCACGATAAGAGCGAGGATTGGTAGATGCCAGCAGCTTGCATGGAGTTATTCTGGCTAATGCGTATCCCTGTTGCCTCGTATGCAGTGATGGCGTTGATCTGAATGTTCGAATAGCCTACGTTGGAAATCTTCGAAGATAGGTTAGGGAAGCTAAGTAATGGGCTAACCACACCGCCATTGCCGTAGAGCCTCTTCAGCACAGCGCCGGTGTTATCCTGTATCTGGATATCGTAAAAGTAGGCTTGATACGTGCCTGCACTCTCCCCCTCGAAGCTGATATCCACGTAACTGATCGTCTTTCCAGCAATGCGAGACAAATCAAAGTACCTGTAGTACCACTGATCATTGGCAAAGCCGCTTAAATCCGTGTTTGGATGAGCATTCAGCCCGTTCTGATCGACAATGCGCCCATTAGCATCGGAAAAGTCCCTGATTGATGTCCCATCGGTGCAAATGGCATCGACACCGGCCATGATTTGAGGTGATGTGGAGTTAATCCACACTTTGTATGCCAGAAATGCCGGGAAACCAGCCCCACTGGTCGGAATGGTATAAGAAGGGTTGCTAATCCGGTAGTAGGCGTAGGCGTTGCCATACCCTGAACTGCATACCCCACTGAAGGAGAGTGCAGGATGCGCGTTCAACTGCAAGAGATTGCCATTCACCATCGCGCCCGTGAGCGTGCCCGCATTCCAGTTGGCAGCGGTACTCTCCGTCTTGGTGACGATGCTCCCGGCTAGCGCCAACTCTAGAGCGCCACCGGTGGCCGTGGTGACTCCTGCTGTATTCGTTTGCGTCCCTTGTTGCCAATCGGAGACGCTGCTATCCTCGTCGATGGCATAATTGGCAGTGATGCCCTCTGCTGAGAGCACGTTGGCAACGAGATCGGTCGCAATGTCGCCAGCGGTGCGGTTCTGCCACTCCGGGCCGCTGTAGTAGCGCTTCCCCGCTGTATCTGAAGCATCGACACAATTGACGGTGTGGATGAGCGCTGTTCCATCGGCATCGGGCGTCTTCTGTGAGTCGTTTACCACGCCCGTAAAGCTGTAGTTGTTGGTGCTGTCGTTGATGGTAACGGACGTGCGTGGTTGGAAGTCGTATGCCCCCGCCAGGTCACTGACGGTGATGGTGGCTGTAGAACGCCCGTCCGATGTGTACTCGACGGACGCATTCTCAACAGTGGTGAGGTTGGTGGTACCAATGGAAATGTCTAGACTCATTAGTACGACCTCCTCCCGAAGCGCCTGCGCACCTGGCGTGCCTGTGCATTGCCTAGCGGGTCAACCAGCACGGAGGCCAGGACCTGACTATCAACGACAAGATTGACCTGGATAGGCTGGACTGTACCGCTGCCTGATGCCCCCGATGAGACTGCTGGAAAGTGGTACTGCGGGCTAGCCGTGGCGCTGGCGATGGGCTGTACCACGTGGGTGATAGCCGCAGTGATGAGAGGTGTGCTGTCTACCATCCCCTCTGCAAGTCCCTTGACGATGGCTGGTCCGAAATCGTTGAGCTTGGAGAGCGGACCCTCTTTTGCGGGTGAGCGTGGCAGGAAATTGGCGATGGTGGAAGCGATATTGCCCGCGGCATTCGCAACTGCCCCGAGCATGGAGCTGAGCCCGTTTATCACACCGTTTACTATGGCTTGCCCGGCTGAGAACGCGGCACCGACTATCCCGCCCAGAATGCCAAGAATGGTAGAGCGTACCGAGTTGAAGATACCCACTGCACTCCCGATGAGGCTAGAGAACCGGCCCGCCACACCCGACACGAGCGAACTGGCAAGCGAAATGGCTGTGCTTGCGAGTCCGCTCACAATAGCGATGATGGCGGCGCGAATGGCATTAAAAATGGCAACTCCCGAAGACATCAGGGAAGTGAACAAGCGGACGATGCCATTCACGAGGTCGGGGAAAATGGAACCACCAACGAGTGCGTTGTAAAGCGAGGTCGCTATGCCGATGAGGGTGGTGATAAAGCCCTGGAAAAAGCCGATGATGGCCCCGATAGAGGCAGTGAAAATGCCCTGGATCATTGCCCACAGACCCTGCACAATATTTTGCAACCCAGCAGAGATGGTAGCCCAGGCCGCCGCCGCATCAGAGCCTATTTTTGACCAGTTGCCGGTGAAAATGTCGCGTAGCACCGTAAAAAAGAGTTGGAAGATGCCGATGACGACCTGTGCTACACCTGTCACAAGTTGGATAAAACCGGAAACAAACTGCACTACGCCCAAAATAACGCGTGAGAGTGCAGTGATCACCCCGACCAGCACACTGATAAAGAGGGTGAGTGCTACGACCACCGTCCCCCCGATGACGATAGCAAGGGCCTTGAGTGCACCCAGGAGTTGCTCCCCGAGAAACGTGCCAACCGTCTGCAAAATCGGTGCGAGTGCGCGTGCGACCGTCTGAAATGACTGCCAGACCGGGATGACCATGCTCATGATAATTTGACCAATGCTCAGAAGAATGGCACCGACGCCGGACGCCGCCTGCTTGATACCGTTCCAGGCCGGAATGAGATTGCCCGTGAGAACGGCTTGGAGTTGCTGGAAAACAGGAGCAAGCTGTGAGCGAATGATGCCCCCAACCTGTCCAAGTATGGCGCCGGCAAGCGCAATTGGCCCGCGAAGCGCATTCCAAGCCGCGGCAAACTGGCCACTGATGAAGGATGCAACCTGGTGCAGCGTCCCCATGAACTGGTTGAAAATGCCAGGTAGGGCACTTGCTGCGCTCTGTGCCCCATGCAAAGCCGCATTAAATGGTCCACTGAGGGCAGATGAAACTGAGTGGACGGCTCCAAGGAGTACGCCACTCAGAAACGTGCCGACTTGCTGTAAAATCGGCCACACGGCGGAAGCGGCAGCCTTCAGTCCGTTCCACGCGGCAACGAAAGCACCCGCAATAAAGACAGCCACTTCCTTGAGGACGCTCCAGACGGCAGTGAGTGACACGCGGACCGCCGTCATGACGGGCGTGGTATCGTTCCAATGCTGGATAAGGAGCACAATCCCGGCAGCAAGGAGCGCAATAGCCCCAATGACGAGGAGTACCGGCCAGGTGGCGGCAATGGTTGCGATGGCAGCAGCAGTAGCGGCACTTGCCCAGGCATAGAACGCAACCACCAGAATGCCGCCGATGACAACGGCGGCAGCAGTAAGCTCTGGTGCTAATTGTTGCATCGTCTGACGCACAGAGTTCGCATTGGAGACCCAGGCTGAGAAGCGGGCAATGAGGGGCGTCACAGCACCCAGGAGTTGTCCCATAACGGGGAGGAGCGCCGTGCCAAGCTCTATGAAGAGCACCTGGACGGCGGCTTTGGCCTGGTCCAGCTTCTGATTGAAATCCCCCTGCACGGCTGCCCAGCCCGCGATAGAACTACCACCTTGCTTCATCTTGTCGGAAATGGCCGTTACATTATCGCCAAAGGTTTTGAGATGTGTTCCGGTCAATTCTAAGATGCCCTGCATCTGACGGGAGCCACCAGCGATATTCTTCAAGGCTTCCACGTACTGAGGTGATCCGACCTGGTAGGTCTCCGCTAGGTGATCCATGATGAGTTTCAGCGCACCAGGGAGAGACACCCGCATCTCACTCGAAACTTCCCCCGCGGTGAGACCGATGGACTTGAGGGCCGCGGCACCCTTACTGGCCGGGGCTTCAAGAGCTAAGAGTAACTGACGCAAATAGGTGGCCGCACTGGCGGCGTCTGTTCCTTCAGCCGTCATGGTTGCCATCGCGCCTGCCACATCACGCATCTGGACACCGACCGCAGACGATGTGGGAAGGATGGTAGACATGGCATTTGACAAATCGGCCATGTGCGTCTTGCCAAGAGAGACAGCGGTAATGAGGATATTGGTTGCTTCGGCAGCCGTGATATGACTTTTCGCGTAATCCACCATGATAGTGGTGACACCATTGGCGACGTCGGCAAGGGATGCTGCACCCACCTTGGCACCTTCAGCGGCAGCTTGCAGTACAGCGAGTCCGGCAGCGCCATGGAACCCTGCACTCTCGATCATGTACATGCCTGATACAAGCTCGCTCGTGGAGGTACCTGTATCGGTTGCCATCTTGAGGATGCCCTGACGCACCATGTCAAGGTTGGACTCTACCTCCCCAGCGCCCGTCACAAGTGTGGTAAGTCCTGCCTGGAAGTCACCCGCCGCCTTGACTGCAACCACGCCCAGAACGGCAGCAATGGCAGTTCCGACAAGCACAATGGTGCCAAGTGCCGCGCCCATCTGCTCCATGCCGCCCAACATGGCCGATTGCGACTCGAAAGCGGCCCGCTGCGCCTTCTCCAGGTCTTTCATCGTCACAACCGTGCCCGCGGTTGATCCGCCGAGTCCCTTTGCCGCCACATCAGCCGCCGCTGTCGAAGCGGCAAACGCGGCCATCTGGCTAGTGGCGGCGGCCATGGCGGCGGCCATGGCGCTAAAGCCGGCGACGATATCACCAACGGCAGCAGTAAGCTCTGTGAGCGATGCCGTGGCACCCGCTACCGTCGCATCAACCCCCGCAAGCGATGCATCGTAGAGGGCAAGTTGACTATCGGCAAACGCGCCTGCATCGGCAACACTGGCAAAGGAGGCTTGTAGTTCCCCAAGCGCCGCGCTAGCACTCACTGACGCGTCACCTGAAGAAGCAAGCGTTGCACCAAGTCCAGCCAGCGCCGCGTCACTCTCACCAGCCACACCCGCAATGCTCCCAAGCGCCGCCGTAGCATCCCCGGCAGAAGTGGCAAAGGTCGCCATCTGGCTATCAGCAAAAGCGGTAGCGGCGGCCATATCGCTAAAGCCAACGGACACGTCCCCATCAGCCGCGGCAAGTCCACCCAGCGCTCCACCAGCACCCGAAGCCGTCGCCATAAGTGCAGAAAGAGCAGCATCAGCAGCATCAGACGCGGCAGACATACCCGCTATCTGTGCTTCTGCCTCATCCGCACCTATTGCCTGTATTTCTGCTATCAACTGCGACGCGACAACTGACACTTACTGGTTTCCTTTATTTGTGCTCACTGATGATTTTTTGTGCTTGATGTTCTGCTGTCATGGCGATAAGTGCCTTATCTTGCCACCAAACCGAAACCTCTAATAGCTGCCAGGGTGCGACGTTCAGATATTTGGCCGCTTGCATCGGTGCGTACCAATCAGGGCAATACGCCCCGACTGACTCCGCATTCTCCCCCAGCACCAGGAAGCGCCTCAGAGCAATTAGTTCAGGGTCGTCTGAGGCACCAGCGCTTCCGGGCGGATGTCCCTCATGATGGTTGTGTACACCTGCATCCTGAAAGTGAACGGAAGTTCTACAAAAAGCGTTGGGTCAATTGGAAACATCGACCCGTCATCCTGGAGCACATCCCAGGATTCAATGAGATGAGCCAGCATCTCATTGAATGCCTTGAACTTGTCCGGTGCTGTTTCCGGCGTCATGCTGGAAAGCTCGGTTGGCGCAATCACCGCGTTTTCAGTGATGCGCCCCGGATAGTAGACGATGGTGGCACTTTGCGCCGCTGAGAGCGTGCCACCCGTGAGGGTGACTTGTGCCGTGTTGCTCGCGATCTGTGAGAGGGTGATACCCATACGATAAAAAGCCTTTCTACAATGCTGTTAAGAGATTGGTTACGGTAAACATGTGTGCCTTGCCCCAGCCTGAGTCCTCGACAACGGTCAGTTCCCATTCGATAGCAAACACCCCCTGGTCGTCGGAAAACGTGGAAGGTTTCCCCACTTTGACCGCCATATCGTGCTGGAAGATGTTGTATGCCTGCGCAACCGATGTGATGGTTGGCGTGCCACCTGCCAGGCTGACATTCGTGGCAATGACCGGAGACATGTCGGTGGCCAGTGGCCCTGAGAAGGTGAAGGTGTAGGGCCCCCCTGCGCTGCCTGTCACGGTGCAGTTCGTGGTGACTGTGGAGAGCAACTGGAATGCTGTATTCACCGCCGTTGCAGCGAGTGATGCACTATAGGTAATCGGCGCTGTGGTCTGTCCCTTATACGAGAGCGTGAATGTCCCACCGGTGGCACCTCCGCCAATCGTGACGGTTTGCAGATTGTCGATAATGAGTCCCTGCCCCTGTACACGCAAGAACAGTGTTTGACCGGTTTGCAGATTGGTGAGGAGCGCCATGCCAGCCGCATCAGCCTCTACCTTGAGCTTCACCGTTGCCTTGGGCTTCATGTCCACGTGGACAGGGAAGGAGAGGTTGGCACGGTTGAGTACCCACAAGGGACCGTAGATGCCATCCATGGTGAAGTCGAGGGAGAGCACACGCAAGAGCTGGGTCGTGCCGAGAGCAGCAGAGGTCGGATCAAGGTAGACGTTGAACTGCTTGGATGGTGCAGGGGCAAGCGCTACTGCTGTTGGGGTAGAGGTAAGCGTGATATTGTCGGTGAGGTTGTTGGCGATGAGTTTGCCAGAGACGGTGAAATCTTTCCTGGTGCCTTTGTAGGCAAAGTTGGTGAAAAGCCCGTAAGCGAGTTGATGTGCTCGTACAGCATCACCCTGCTGAAAGGTGTAGGTGTTTGGAGTGGCCGAGCCTGTCACCGGTGGGGTAAATACCCAATCTTTGGCTGTTGAACTACTGCCGTGAGCCGTGGGTGAGACGGAACCCATGGCGGAAGAAAGCGGATAGATAACCCCGTTGTAGTCGACGGGACCGCCCATGGTGCCATCTGTCCACTCGGTGGACTCAACCTGGATTAGCTCATACTTTCTCCCGGTGGCACCGAAATGGAGGACATCGGTCGCAATGCCGAAATCCCATGTGAAACACTGAAGAAGCTTGTTACAAGCTACTGCCGTCCCTGGCGTTGAAGTGGACTCAACGCCCAACTGGACTTTCTGATTAATCGAGACTCGCTCGGCCATGTATCTACTCTCCTATCATCCCCTGCTCTACCAACACCGGAAATGTCCCCGGGGAGGTCCATCCCGCTATTGGCAGAGCACGAGATACAAAAGACAAAGTTCGTTATATATAGGCAATACTAGGCGTCCTGCCTAGCAATGCATCGATGGCGTTAGCCCCTGCCACAATCTGAGCAGTGATACGAGCTTCCCCAACACACTTAACTTGGTACAAAGGAATGCTGAATAGCCTCACCTTATTCATGGTGGTAACATCCGTTCCTGCCATGTATGCCACAATCACAAATGGGGTAGCCACCCCTGCATCAGCAACGCCGCGCCATACTCCACCTGGCGCAAGTCCTGAGAGTGTCGCATCACCTGAGAGCACGCTGGTGAGCCATTGCAAGCCATATGCCGCCTCGTGTCCAGGTGTGATTGCCTGTACCTCCAACCGGTACATGCCCCCGATGTTTGTCCATTTCGTCCCCGAAACAAGCTCGTCCATTATGAGGGGGGACTCTCTATAGCAGTCGAGTATCGCGGCGTTGCTCATATTCCCCCTGCAAGCAGGCTCTCGAATTCGCCCAGGTTCTCCTCAAATTGCGCTCGCCCTGCTTCTACCCCTGGATAGAAGAATGGGCGCGGGCTCATGTGTCTTGTGCCCATTTCTAAAAAAATCCCGTAATTAGCCGCTACACCCACAATGCCCGTCATGTCGTCCTCTGGCTTTACCTCGTCTAGGAGGTACACATCATCAGTTGGCGGTGATGCCTCCCCATAGGTGGATGTGCCATCAGGGGTTACTGCATAACAACTATCCCTGAGAAACCCCGTTCTCACCGGAGCATTGGACTGCACGTTGTCCCTAACTTGCAATGTCGTTTTCGTGATGATCTGTCGGCAAGCCGGTTTCACATTTGCTGCTATTTTCGCCCAATTATTGAAGGAATTAGGCATAGAATACCCCCACGAAGCTAGACAGGGAGCGGCCTTGTGTGGTACAATGGAGGAAATTGAGTCGGCCTAGAAGCGTGTTGGTCGCACGCCCTAGACCTAAGCAGTCACCTTCCATGAAAGGATGAAAGCTATGTCCACATTTTACCACAACGCTATCCCTAACACGGGCGGTATCTACAAAATCACCTGCGTTCTCACCGACAAGTTTTACGTAGGCTCTGCCAAGAACCTTCGCATACGCCGTAAATGCCATTTCCGTGACCTTCAAAAGGGTATTCGTACCAATCCCAAGCTTCAACATGCGTGGAATAAGTATGGTTCCGAGAGCTTCACCTTTGAAGTGCTGGAATTCGTCTTGTTGCCTGAGATACTGACTGCTCGTGAACAATTCTGGTTTGATACTCTTCGTCCGTTTGGAAGGCGTGGTTTCAACATCAGCCGTGTTGCCGGTTCCTGTTTGGGCAAAGAATGTTCTCCTGTAACCCGTGCTAAAATCGGTGCCGCTCACCTTGGTAAGCCTAATCCCCATCCCGGATATGAGGTTTCTCCTGAGACTCGTGCTAGAATGAGTAAGGCTAAACTTGGCAATCCTAGCAATCTTGGAAGAAAGCTCACTCCTGAACACCGCGCTAATATTAGTGCTGGTAGCCCTAGACGGAAACACTCCCCTGAAGATATCACTAAGATGAGTGCCGCCAATGCTTCGCGCATGAAAACCCTTATCGTTACCTCTCCTGAGTGTGTTGCGCAAGTTATTCATGGTATTCACAAATTTTGCAAAGAGCATTATCTTGATGACACCCATCTTATAAATGTAGCTAAAGGCAGATCCAAACAGCATAAAGGCTGGAAAGCCCGTTACCCTGAAACTGATGCTAGTTAAGATTTGCTTCCTCATCATTACCGCACTATAGTTGCTAAAAAAGTTACTAGGGCGTTGTAGCTTTGTGGACTTAAATCCGCTTGTGCCACCAAAGTGACGCCACCAATAATCAAATGATCTTCCCTTTGAACGTCGGTTCCATAGGGAAACTGTACTTGAAATGCCTCAAGACTCCCTATCAAAAAGTCGTAATTCGCCAGTTGCCCCGCCGTAGGTGGCTTCATTCCCGCTAGCATCCCGCTAGGTGAGATCGTGTTGTACGTTTGCGTCTCACTGCCCCATGCATCCTTCGTGATCGTCGAGCGCTGGATAGTGCAAGGTGTGTCACAGGCAGCACTAGCGGCCTCCGCCCTTATACTTGCGAGTTCTGCATCACTGACAGGAAGCATTGATCAACCTCTTACAGCACGTGATAATGCGTATTCAACGCACCCTGATTAGCACATCCTGTCAGATTGAGAACGGTG